TATTACCGGATGATACAACATTTAAAGCAGCCGCAGCCAATGCAGATTGGGCTAATGCACCAGGAATGTATTTGTTACTCACATGGCAAACAGGCAAGGATGCTTGGCCAGCAACAGGCGCAAGTTTTATTCTCATGCACAAACAACAAGCAGATACATTAACAGGTCGTGCAGTTCTTAAGTTCTTTGATTGGAGCTATAAGAATGGTAGCCAAATGGCAACTGAACTGGAATATGTTCACATGCCAGCTGATGTAATCAAACTGGTTCAGGACAACTGGAAGAAAGACTTTCGTGGTCCAGACGGTAACCCAATTTGGAAATAAGGATAAGTCATGAAACTATTTAAAAAACTTTCTATTGTAGTTGCACTAGCAGCAGTAATTCCTGCATATGCTGATGAGTATAAAGACACATTGAATATTCTAAGAGAGAAGAATGTAATCACTCAAAAAGAATATAATGATAAACTGAAAGCATATGAAGAAAAAGAAGAAAACAAAAAGTTTTCAGAATATAGAATTGACAAAGATGTTAGCGATAGCAACAAGTGGAGACAAGCTAGAGCAAACGATGGGTCAGTTACAGAAAACGGAATCGGACTCAAATCAAAAGATGGGAACAATACTGCACAGTTTACAGGTAGAATTCATATGGACTATCGACACTACACACCAGATTATGGTGTCGGTCAAACCACGGATTCGTATCAAAACTTAACAGAAGTTCGTCGTGCAAGATTTGGTGTTCGTGGTCAGTTTGCCAAAGACTTCAAATATCAGTTGTTAGCCAACTTTGGAGCAAGTGATGGGTTTAGTTCTACATCATCAACGGCAGATGAAATGTGGGTGAACTACGCAGCAAATCCAGAAGCGCAGTTTCAGTTTGGTCTGTTTAAGATGCCATTTAGTCTTGAGCAATTGACGAGCTCGAACAATCTGGATTTTATGGAACGTAGCTTGATTGGTCAGAATGATTCGGAATTAATTCCTGCAAAAGAAACTGGTTTTATGTTACATGGTGTACCAAAGCCTGGTCTTACATATGCCATAGCAGCAAGTAGAGGCAAAGCCAACAAGAACGCAGAGTTCGACGGTTTTGATTATATCGGTCGTGTAACCACCAACATTGCTGAACTAACGGGTAGCAAATCATATACTGCACACCTAGGTGCGGCCTATAGCATAGGTGAAATTAAAGGTGGTGTTATACCAGTTAGTGGTAGAACAGAATCACGTATGCAGTCTGCTTGGTTTACTGGAACTGCGTTGAGTGGTGACACTACAAGAACACGCCAAGGACTAGAAGCAGCATTTGCATACAATGCTTTCAAAGTTCAAGGTGAACAGTTCAACTTCAAATACGATCCACTAACCGGCAACAATCAAGAAATCAAAGGTTATTATGTGCAAGCAGTATATAATTTGACTGGCGAATCTCATGCATACAAAGACGGTGCATTTGGTTGGATTAAACCAAACAATGCAATCGACAAAGGTGGTAAGGGTGCGTGGCAAGTTGGTGTTCGTATGAGTGAGTTTGATGCAAGCACAATCACAGTTGCGACTGGCAAATCAAATCGTGCTACTGCCATGACATATGGTTTAACTTGGTTCTGCACAGATAACCTAAGATTTATAATAAACTACACTGACACCAAATTTGATGCATTAGTTGGTAGTTCTGGTAGCCGTGTAAATGGTGAGAAAGCAATCATGTTCAGAAGTCAATTGAGTTTCTAATATAAAAAATCGGTCACAACGATCAGGTGACGCTGGAACCGTAACCAGTAATTTATAGAACTATAAATATTCACTCCAGCCCAAGGAGTGCAAAATGAAGAAAATAGCAGCAGCAGTTCTCTCTTTTTTGTTGGCTGCTTCTTCTTTTGCCCAGCAAACAGAATACAGCATGACGTTCATCAGGGATAAAGATGGCCAGTTAATAGTTATAGATAATGAAAAGGACTGGACTCTTATTGGATCTGCAGCCATATTTGATCTCTACATAGACAAATATATGTTCGAGCAGATGAAAGATGATTACTATCTTCACGGAGTTACAGTATATAAACCTGGCGAAGAACAAAAATTTGATGGGTTACCCTTCACTGTAAAGAAGATATATACATATGGACATCTGGTCTGTAAAGATAAGGTTCTTTATGTCCTTAATCAGTGGTACACAACTGATAAAGGAGTCATTGTTTACAGCCAGTCTTATAACTATGGTGAATTCATTTCAGACATGAATGACCCAAATACAACCAGAAACAAGGCTTACCATTTACTATGTGGAGAAAAAGTATGATTGGTGACGATAAAAATATTAGAATCTGTAGAACGTGTGATGCAGAGTTTGCTATAGATGGTTACAATATTGACGAAGAGATTTCATTCTGTCCTTACTGCGGTCATTTGATGGACTCTGAGCTAGACGAGGAGTTTTATGATGACGACAACCTCGACTAATTGGAAATTTAGCAATATTGATCTAACAGAAATCCCAGAAGATTATTATGGTTTCGTGTATAGAATAGTTGATAAAATTACCAATAGAGAATATATTGGTAAGAAGTTCTTTTACTCCTCAAAAACCAGACAGGTGAAGGGTAAGAAGAGGAAAACAAAAGTGGAATCGGATTGGAAAGATTACTATGGTTCTAACGAAGAGCTTTTAAAGAACATAGGTGAACATGGTAAACATAATTTTGAGAGATATATTCTCAAGCTATGTAAAACCAAAGGCGAATGTACCTACTACGAATCAAAACATCAATTTGAAGAAGACGTTCTCCTGAATCCAAAAAAGTATTACAATACGTGGATAATGTGCAAAGTGCACAGAAAACATTTAAAATTAACTGAAGCAGGGTAGCGCAGCGGTAGCGCGCTGGACTCATAATCCAGAGGACGGGGGTTCGATTCCCTCCCCTGCAACCAAACATAACATCATGCTAGCACAATCAACAACTAGATACGGAACTGTCATCCATTTCTACAACGATGACCCAATTGGTGCCTGTCTAACTCATTATGGTGAATGGGCTCAACAGGAGATGGATCTTCTTGCTTCTGTACTTAGGCCAGATTCTCTTGTTATTGATGTGGGTGCTAACATCGGTACGCATACATTGTTTTTTTCTCAATATTGTAAAGAAGGTAGTGTTCTTGCCTTTGAACCCCAACAATACATCTACAATCTTCTCGTCACCAACATCACTATCAATAATAGATACAACGTCGTTCCTGTAAGAGCTGGTATTTCAGATAAAGACTCTAAGATTCAAATGATGAACATTAGTCCTTTTGAAGAAAAGAAAAAGATTAATTATGGCGAGTTTAAGGTAAACGACGAAGCTAATGCAGGGATGTATACTGATATCGTGAAACTTGATAATTACATAGATAATCTTGCAAGGTTAGACCTTATCAAGGTAGATGTCGAAGGAATGGAGATCAAAGTACTGGATGGAGCAAAGAAGCTTCTCAAAAAGTTCAAGCCTATTTTATATCTGGAGTTTAGTGAAAAGAATGGTAATCCAGATTTGATAAAAAAGTTAGACTCGCTTGGGTACAAAAGTTTCCTGCATGTATATGAAAAACACAATCCCAACAACTTCAATAAACAAACACAAAATGTTTGGGAAGAGGATGGGTTTATTCTAACCAAAGAAAATATGCATAAGCGATATGATGCCAGTATTATCTGTTTCCATAAAGATACAGGAGCGGAATGCGATCTTCCTTTAGTATCAGAAAAGACTACCTTGTTTGACTTTTTGTTTGATAAGGCATTGATCTAGTACCGCCAGGTTTTCTTGCCCTGATGAAGCTGATATTTTTTAATAGTTTCTTTCACTAATTGTTCTGGGTACCTCAACCTCAAGCATATCTCTTCTACATCGAAACCATGATCTCTGTACATTCTTGTAACTAGATCAACACGAATGTGGTTAAGTGCACCATTACTCATCCTTGACCTCACAGTCAATCCACTTTAAATTGTTGTACCAATTGTAGACCGCATTTCCTTTTGGTATCAAACAACGTCCAAGCTCTGGATAAACATCAATTCTAACCTGAACAACAGCCCATACTAACCATATCAAATACAACGACACTACCGAGGCTATTCCATACTTCCAAGCATTACACTTGATATGTTGTATCCTACGACGTTTTTTGGCTGCAGTAATCTTATCTTCTGCTCTCTTCTTCTTCCAGGCAGCAGCTTGCTGCTTCTTCATTCTCTCCATCATTTTCTCTACACGTGTGTAGAGATCACCCAGCTCTGGTGGGCAATTGTAAACCATAAGCTCACGAAGCTCAGCTTGCATGGCAGTAAGACGACTCTGCATTAATACTCTTTGCAGCGCTCTCTTACCCAGGCTTACTTCACCTGTGTAAACTTCATTATCATGCTTTTCTTCTTCTTCAAATATTGCACTGCACTTAGCATAGTTTTCAAAATAAACACCTAGTTCTTCACCAATTTGAGTATAAATGTCATTCGGTTGCTGCTTGCTTAATTCTAATATACGGTTTTTTTCTTGGATGTACTGGTTGCGTTCAGCTGTACTGGGAGCTCTGTCTTTGAACTTGAAATTGAATTGTTCTTCAAGGTCATTTAATACTCCCTTCACATCACTTGCTGCACCTGCAATTTCTTTATATAATTCACATCCTTTTTTTACTGCTTGAACGGCACCATTCGCTAATGCGAAAAGTGTCAATGGATCCATTTAGGGTTTAAGCTCTCCTCTTGCGATCAGTGCTTGTTTGTTCTTTAGATGCATTTCTTGTACGAGCTGTTTGTTCTCACCTTGGTACGCTACTGCATAGTTGTTCTCACACATCCACTCGTTGAGACTTTTACCATCTTCCATAACAAACACACCAAGGATTCGACCAAACTTATCGTCAACATCATCTGCTTTAAGAGTTCTAATTGTCTGCCAAGACCCGAGTGGTAACTTCTCAGCCAACTTTTTTTTGGACAGCTGTCCTCTTGGCTTCTCTTCTTCATTAGATGTTCTTGACTCTGGTGTATCGATTCCTGCCATACGAACTCTTTGATTGGCAAGAATAATATTGAAACCTAGATCAAGATCGATATCGACGGTGTCACCATCAAGAACTTTGTTTATTCTGCATCTATATTGAAACATTTTGATCCTCTATTTAAACCTCACACACAACTTCATGTGATCGGCAAGGTTAATGACGTATTGATCAGCTTCTTTTAACCAAGGGGACCAAAAATGATTAGTATAATTATTTAATGCTTTTGTGTAGCTCAAAAAGCCTTCTTGCTTCAGATTAATAAAATCACAAAGAAACTGTTGATTTCTCTCTACCACATGATTGATAGTGATAGTAGGGTATTGCGGCATTAGGTGGAACATTGCTTCTCCCTGTTTCCTTATATTTATAATAACCTGCAAAATGAAGAATGTATACATTTTCGATGTAGATGGAACTCTGACCCCGAGCAGAGATTCAATGGATCCCACTTTCAAAAAGTGGTTCAAATCTTGGCTCAAAAAAGGAAGTAAAGAGGTCTATTTTGCCACTGGTAGCGACTATCCGAAGACACAGGAGCAGGTAGGAAATGATCTCCTAGACTCCGTTCAGGCAGTTTTCTGCTGCGCTGGTAACGCCATCTACCATAAAGGTCAGCTAAAGTATTCGAGCAAGTGGACATTGAAAGAACCAATGGTTCAGTGGCTGAATGAGCAGTTATATTTTAGCTTGTTCACTGGAAAAACTGAGCGTCACATTGAAAACAGAATCGGTCTTGTCAACTTCAGTGTTGTTGGTAGAGCAGCTAATAAAGAGCAGCGTGCCAAGTATGTAGAGTATGATAAAAAGACTGGTGAACGAAAAAAGATTGCCAAGCTCTTTAATGAGAAGTTTGGTAGCCAAGCCATTGCCCAAGTCGCGGGTGAAACTGGTATTGATATTATGGAGCCAGCCAAAGATAAAAGTCAGATCGCCAAGTACTTTGCAGAACCATTTGTTCATGTTTACTTTTTTGGGGATCAGATGGAGATTGGTGGAAACGACTTTCCTCTGGCTCTCGCTTTGAAAGAGAACTATATACACATGAAACAAAGTAAAGCTACTACGGTGAAAGTGAAGAGCTGGAAAGAAACTTGGAATTATCTACAGAAAATGGAGAATAGCTAATGAAAGCTGGAAGCAACTTTAAGATGGAAAAGGAAGTTAAACGAGTTGCAGCTACGTTTACTGATTCGTCTTTACGTGGTGAGTATAAGAGAGCGATGATTAGTGCTCAACTGGCCTTTGAAAAAGCCAAGCGTGATGCAATGAGACAGAAACGTATTGATGCTGGTGGTGACGAATAATGGAAGTTAATGAGTTGTCAAAGAATGCGAAGGGTGGAACCGAGCTAATGCTCGAAGCCCTCCACAACAACATCCCAAAAGATCTTCTCGAATATTTTCAAATCATTCCTTCTCGTGTAAGAGAAATTGATGATTCTAAAATTAAAATATACTGGTTGCACGACTTACCAGGAGATCCAGAATCGGAACACTTACGAAACGGTGGGTGGAATAGATTTGATAAACTGGTATTTGTTTCCAACTGGCAAATGCAAGCGTATCAGAAACACTATGGCCTTCCATGGTACAAGTGTGTTGTTCTTCATAACGCTATCGAACCTATCGACTATGTTCAAAAACCTACTGACAAAATCAGATTTATATATCATACTACTCCTCATCGTGGTCTCAATATCCTGGTTTCCACTTTTGATGCTCTATCTAAGCGTCACCCTAACCTAGAGCTCGATGTCTATTCGAGCTTCAAGATCTACGGTTGGGAACAAAGAGATGAACCATACAAAGAGTTGTTCGACTTCTGTAGAGAACATCCAAACATCAACTACCATGGGTCAGTACCAAATGACGAGATAAGAAAAGCTCTCCAGCGTTCTCATTTCTATCTATACCCCAACACATGGCTTGAGACTTCTTGCATTAGTCTTCTCGAAGCAATGTCAGCTGGTGTCTTTTGTATTCATCCAAACTATGGTGCTCTGTATGAAACAGCTGCTAACTGGACATGGATGTATCAATGGCAAGAGAGTGAACGCGATCATATGAAAGCAGCATTTGATCTTGCATCCACTGCGATTGATATCTATCAGGAAAACGATGTGCAGAAAACTTTACTTGCACAAAAAGCATATATTGATGCCTTTTACAGTTGGTCGAATAGAAGAAATCAATGGATAAATCTTTTCAAAGTTCTTCTGAAAGAGCACAGACGAATAGACTACGACAGGTGATAAAATTATTATTGTAGATTTCAACCAAGTCTGCATCTCTAACTTAATGATGCAGATTGGTAATCACACAAATCTTGCAGTTGAGGAGGGTCTTGTTCGTCACATGATCCTCAACTCTCTTCGTCTATACAAACAAAAGTTCGGACGTGTGTACGGTCAGATGGTGATTGCTTGTGATGACAAGCACTACTGGCGAAAGGATATCTTTCCTCACTATAAAGCTGGACGAAAAAAGATGAGAGAGCAAAGTGACCTTGATTGGCCTACTCTTTTCGAGACTCTAAATAAAATTAGAGACGAGATCAAACAGCATCTTCCATATACAGTTGTTCAGGTTGACAACTGCGAGGCTGATGATATTATTGCTACGATCTGTTTTAATAGTAGTGAAGATGTTTTGATTCTTTCAGCCGATAAGGATTTCATTCAGCTTCACAACGAACGTGTAATTCAATTTGATCCTATCAGAAAACGAAATGTTCAGGTTGATGATCCAAAGAGATACTTAAAAGAATTAGTAATTAAGGGTGATAGTGGTGATGGGATTCCTAATGCTTTGTCTAGTGATAATTGTTTTGTGGAGAACATACGTCAAAGACCAGTAAACAAACAAAGGCTTGCCGAGTGGTTGGATATGTCATGGGAAGATCTTTACAATACAGTTCCCGAGCTAAAAGTTGGGTTAGAAAGAAATCACAAGTTAATTAGTCTCAAACAAATGCCAAAAGACATAAGTGAGAAGATTTGGCAGGAGTATCAGAAACAACTCGCAACACCAAAAAAGGTAAATATTGTTGGTTACCTACAAGAACATAAACTGAAAACATTGATGGAACACGCCGGAGATTTTTAATGAAACTTAGTCTATCTGAAATTCTAAAGAATGCATCTGAATTTGATAAGAAGCAAGATAAATTTAACTACTTGCTTTCTAATGATTCTCCAGCATTGAGAGCAATACTCAAATACGCCTACGATGAAAAAGTAAAGTTCTTGCTGCCCGAAGGTGATCCTCCGTACAAGCCAAACGAACTTCCTGACCAAGAAGGAATTCTCTACAGCGAGCTTCGTAGACTGTATTTGTTTATTGAAGGTGGTAACCCAAACTTGAAGCCAATGAGAAGAGAATATCTTTTTGTGCAGTTGCTAGAAACTGTCAACAAAGATGATGCTAAACTCCTCCTTGCTGTCAAGGACAAAAAGATCCCGTACAAGGGAATCACTAAGAAATTTGTTGAAGAACTATACCCAGGACTTTTAGAGGGATGAAATGAGCAAGACGAACAAGCAGTACCGAACTCTTGATGAGAAACAACATCACATTTCCAAAGCAATAAAAAAAGAGTTTACAGAAAGGTCAGTAAAAAATATTGATCGAGCACTGAGAAGCAAACGATACGAACAGTTCTACGATGAACTAGATCACGACAGAGAAAAGGAGTATTGGGATGAACGGTAATTGGTTTTGGCGAAGTTCATTCGCAATTTGGATAGAAGGAAAGTTAATTTCTCTTACAAACTGGTTCTGGAATAAAAGACATCCACCAACCCCTAAACAGCGCAGCGCGCCTACCACAAATGAAATTTCGAAAGAGAACACGTCTAAAAAAAGAGCTGCTAAAAAAGCTCCTGCTAAAAAGAAAAGTGACTGGAGCGTAAAAGAGTAATGCCCTTTTATAAATTCTTGAATATGGATTCAGGTGAAGTTGAGCAGCACTCTTTAAGAATCTCTGAGTACGATCAATTCAAAGAAGCCAACCCTCATCTAGAAAGGTACTTCGAATCTGAGGATGTTCCCCCTACGATTGGTGGTGTAGGAGGAATCAAAACAGATGGTGGTTTCAAAGAAGTCCTTTCTAAGGTAGCAGAAGCTCATCCAAATAGTGCACTCGCACAGAAAACTACCACAAGATCTTCCACGCAAGTGAAGACTGATCAAGTGAAGAAAAAACACGGACTGACAACTTGAGAACAAAATACTTTGAGCATAATCCATTGCAGCGAATCGAGATACCGAGAATCGAAGTCAATGGCAAACGATATTATGTTACTCCTAACGGAGATCAATATAGATCTGTCACTACCGTATTGAGCAACCTTCCCAAAGAGGGTCTTGATAGGTGGCGCGAGATGGTTGGTGAAGAGGAAGCGACTCGTGTGATGAACAAAGCTGCAAGGCGAGGAACCAAACTTCACAGCATGATGGAAGATTATGTTGGAAACATAGAGGACTTTGCGTTGGGACGAATGCCTAGTACTTTGTCCCTTTTTCTGGACATCCAACCATTTGTTGACGAACACGTTTCTGAGGTGTACGGTATTGAATATCCTTTGTTCTCAGATCGATTGAGAGCTGCAGGAACATCAGATTTGATCTGCTTGTATGATGGAAAGCCAACTATTCTTGATTACAAGACATCAAATAAAAAGAAGAAAGTCGAGTGGATCCATAATTATTTCATCCAGTCGACCGCATATTCTTTGATGGTGAAGGAACGATACGACATCGACATCGAGCAGATAGTAATTATGATTGCTGTTGATGAAGACAAACCTCAGGTGTTTGTGAGAGATCCAAATGAGTTCGTCAAAGAAACTATTGATATTTTTGATAACTACTAACCTCTTTGGTTGCGCGAGTACAAAGAATGAGCAGGGATCAATCTTAATGGAAGATGTAATTGTCGAGCGAACAACAGTACGGTCGACAAGACAAAACCCTCCTCCTGCAAAGGGCAGTGTTGTCAATATCCAAGGTGACAACATCAATATTGGCACTCTTATCGTCAACTCACCAAACGCTCGAGTCGATAACTCCACAAGAGTGGTACAGGTTCAACAGAACTACCAGTCCTCCAGAAATGTAAGACGTGAGTTTGAGAATCAATCCCACAGCGATCTCAGAGGCCCAGAGCCCCCAGCTAATTACCACAACGATAGAGACTTTTTCAAAAATATGGACTCAACACTAATGAGAATTATACCAAGCCTGATTATGATGCGATAAGAAGTTACTAGAAAAGTAACTGTTGACTTTATTTAATAACAGGTTGAAGCTGCACTTGTAGTTTGAAGTTGTTATTTTATTAATAATTTATGAGGAGATGTAATGAGCACTGTTGACGCAAAACAAGTTCTTTCTGACTACGGCATCAAATCCTCTTCTGTTGGTGGCGCAATAAAACAAATAGGAGATACGATTGATGACTCGCGTGATCCTCTAGCATTATCAAACTCAATTATTAATCAACTTGGAGGCATTGACCAGTACGATCTCACCTCTGCAAAGATTATTGCCAAAGCTCTCATCGAGCAGGCAATGGTTCAAGATCAGTATGATACCACCAAGGCATCAGAGATTGCAGAAAGCAAGCTCGAAAAGATCCGTAAAGAGATGCCCTACGTCTTTACCAAGGCAGAAGAAGAGGCTGATGCTCAGCCTGCCAAGCAACAAAGCTCCTCGTCAAACGACAAGAAAGCAAAGGCAGAGGTGATCTTCAAGGCCAACAAACAACTTTCTAACGGTGATATTGCAAAGCTAATTCAAAAGGAATTGAATATCACATACGCTAACGCCTACTATTATGCCAGTAGAGTGTTCAAGCGATAAACTCAACTCGCCCGACTCTGTCGGGCTTTTTTATTGGAGAAGATATGTTTATTACACTGCAGCAAACTGATGATACATCTGTCACATTTAACGTAAATGAAATCGATTGGGTTCGTGAAGAAACAGGTTACCTTCGCCGATGCATTTTATCTTGCCGAGGAAAACTCTTCAACGTGAAAGAGTCTTATCTTGAACTCGTTGGTCAATTAAAAGGAATCACCGCTCATGGACAACGCTAGCGTAGATAAGGTAATAAATAGGCTGATGCAACTTCGGGAGTGGGAAGTGGTTATCAAGGTTCCAGACGACTTTTCGTTTTATGGTGTTGTTCCTTATAGTATGAACATCTCCAATGGTGTTGCATACGTTAAGGTCGTTGCAATGACTTTAGAAGAGGCAATGGAGAAAGCAAAAAGATATTTCGATGGGCCGCAAGAAGAAGATCAGACCTGAAAAGAAATGCCCCAGATGCGGTAATACACATACCAAGTCTGGGGCATTCTGTTCTTACGGATGTGCTAATGTAAGGCAGCACTCAGAGCAAGACAAACAAAACAAAGCTGCTGCTGTGGCAGCATATCATCGCACAGAAGCAGCAGAAGAGCATAAGTGGAAGTTGCAGTACATTGCTGCAGCAGCAAGAAGAACTCAGTTTGATTCAACAGTAGTGATGCCAAAAGAGGAAGACATGGGAATTCCTCTTCCCCCGAGCCAGTACGAGGATGACTTTGGCAGCAGAAAATCAGGTAGAGATATATGGTTTGATGCAGATTGACCGCAATTCATGCGGTATTTGAGTGTTGACCAACTCGTTAGTACCTATGATAATGGCCTTACTTACAACAGAAGGAGGACGTTATGACTTTGTTAATGTTTGTTGTTCATATTGTAAT